ATTTCTNTATGCTCTTCACCGTACTTAGCATATTCTAAGCCAAATAAAGCGTTAAGGCCGGGTAATAGCTCTTTAAGGAGCTGGGATCGTGAAATAGCCATTGGTTATATCTCCTTAAACGCCAGTAGTGTCGTTGTATTGATGCGTGTTGAACTTAACAATAGCTTCTGTAAAGCCGTTGGTAGTTTTTGTTTCTTCAACAAGATCAATAATACGAAGTGGGAAAGTATTGGTAGTGTTAGTCGCTTTAGCCAAACCAAGTCTGGAATTTCCAGATGCGGCTACGCCAGCTAACGCCTGCTCAACATTTGCATTTTGGCCAACTGCGGCACGAGTAAGAGTATCGTCTACTACACCAGCGGTGGTAACGATAGCAACTTTACAAAGCACAGAAGGGTTGTCCATGACAACAGCAAAAGCATTAGACACGCTAGTTCCCGGATAAGACTGAGCGAATTCTAGTTGGTCATTTGCATTTGTGTACTCACAACCAAGAAATACGCCCGTGATTTTCACACCAGTTTCAGCAGTGATACGTGTAGCTGTACCATCCGCCGCAATTGTAACTAAATCCCCATTGAACATAGCAGTTGCATAACTGCCATCAATAGGAATCCTACGAGTAGATCCAGCGTAAGAAGTTCCACCAGTTAAATTAAGTGGTTTGAACCCGTACGGAGAATCAATAGTTGGATAAGCCATCTTAGACTCCTAATAAGTTTAGTTAAGTTACCCTTTTCCAAAGGTAACACTCGATTTCCTATCATTAAAGATAGGCATTCGTGGATCATTTTCACGCATCAAGTTGTTGTCTACCGCGTCCATCTGATTCTTGGTCATTTGCGAAAAGTGTTCCGCACGTTGTAAGACCATCTCTTCAGGCATCTTACATAGCATTAAACCGCCAATTACAATGTTGTCTTTGAACTTTTCGCTCTCTACTACAACCATAGTAATTTCGGGATGGTCAGATGCTTTGCAGGGTTCCCAACCTTCACGTATTCTTGAGGATATGTTTCTAGCGTCAGTCTCACCTAGCGTAGCGATACGAATCCATCTAAACTGATAACCCGGTTGAGGGTCAGGCTGGGGTAAGATGTCAGGAGCTTCCCAACTTCTTGTAGCCACAGTTTTTTCACGGGTTTCTTGGTCGCGCTTAATTCTATTATCAGCCATTATCCATTCCTCATGTCTTCTACCAGTTGTCTGGCATATTGTTCGTTTGATAATCCCAAACGTTTGGCAAGCCGTACTTGTGTTTGCGTTAATGTAACCTTTTTAGGGGCTGTGCTCCGCGTGGCGGGTGCAACTACATTGGCTCGTTTCTTTTTCGGTGCATCCTCGAAATTTTCGGGGAAGATTTGTCTAACGCGAGCGTCAATTCGCTCGTAATATTCATCGCTAGTGGGGTCTACACCCTCACTAAGTAATTTCTCATGTACACCCATTGCTAGGTTTTTCATCTCTAGGTCTGTTTCAAACCAAGGATTACGAGCAACCCAGTCTTCTGCGCGTGTATCTACAGGTGCTTGAGTAGAATTGTCGGGTATTGTTACACTAGGTTGATCCTCTTGTAAAGGCTCTACCCTGAAATTCTTTACTTTTTCTGCGTTCATGCTAGCATTTGTTAGCTTTTCTTGGGCTTCCATGACTTTTTCAGAGTCACCCTCGTCATACGCTCTTTTGTATGCGGCTTTCGCTTGTAGCAATTCTATAGCGGATTGTTTCTTAGCTTGCTCTAACAAAGCGGCGCGATTCTTGTTGACATCACCCTTTAATGCTTTGTTTTCTTCGGCTAATTGTTGAGCGACACGTATGGCTTCTTCACGCTCACGGCCAGCCGCTTCTTTGGCTCGACGCTCATCATGATAGCCTTTTTGTATCTTATTTATACGTTTTTTGACTTTAGAAGAATAACCTTCAAGTTCGTCATCAGTCACCTCTTCTGGAGGTTCAGACGCTTCTCGGCCTTGGTCTGCTTTTGGCGTATCGTCAACAACCTCAATGTCAAGGTCGTCTTCGGCCTCAGCTTCCGGCTCTGGCTCTAAGTCTTTGGCATAATCTTCCTCGGTCTTTTTGCCACTAAGGTCGATTTCTACCGAATTAGTTTCTTCTACTTCAATTTTCTCGTCTGTTTCATGTGGAAACTCAAACTCTACTTTTTCAAATCCCATGACTCACCTCACGCGTGCGTGATACCACGAGGATCAGCAATAACTGCCTCAATGGAATCATCGTTCATTAGACGGTACTCTTTACCACTAACGGTAAAACGAGTGCCCGTGTTCATTCGGAACATTACNTAGTCGCCGACTTTGCACCACGGCTCCCCACTAAATCGGTCTTTGTCAGTNTAGGCTTGGTCACCCATATCNAACACAATACCCATAATGGACATAATGTATTCACGTTTACGTACGCTTTCAGCCTTAATAATCCCACCTTCGTACTCTTCTTCTACTTCAGGCAGGGCTACTAACACACGATAGCCTACAGGTTTTGGCAATTGCGCTTCAAAAGTAGCTTCTTCTTGCTCCTTTCGTATGTGCTCAGGCACAGCGAGTATTGGTTCAGTCATCGTCGTCTTCCAGATAGTTTTTGGCGAGGTCATCGACATGGTTTAGACAGGCGTCGTATCCTCGGATTTTACCTGTTAGTTCTCGGTATTCGGCGTAGTTGTTAGCTCCACCTCCACTAAGAAATTCTTGCACGGAGGCTTTATCCTCTGTGATTTTATCTTTAAGCACGTCAAAGACGGTTTTAGCCATTATTCTTTACCTTTTGGTTTATTGGCGTTTTGTATATTTAACAAGTCAAGGTCGAGTTTAGTATTGTCCCTACGGCGGTCAGCGGTCATCTTAGCGCCCGCTTTACGCTCATCTAACTCTAGTTCTGCTTGTTCTATTTGCATTTTCATCTGCGCGAGTTGGGCTTCCAACTGTAGTTTTTGCTGGGCAAGTTGTGCGTCAGTCTGATCTTTCATGGCTTTACGCTGGGCTTCTTGCTGTTTGGCTTGCGCGTCTAGCTGATCCTTCTGAGTTTTGCGTTGTACTTCTTGCATTTTTGCTTGTACTTCTTGTTGCTGTAACTGGAACACAGGATCTTTAGCTTGCTCTTGTGACTGTTTTTCAGCCGCTTGTTTTTTATGTGCTTCGGTTAACTGCTTACCTGCCTGAGCTACCATGCGTGATAGGCTAGCCTCCATATCCTCAGTAAATTCTGTATTCGGTGCGGATAACTCGAAGCCTAACTTCTCTTCCATTTGCTGGCGGTACAAGAACGCCGTGTGTTCAGCGATATGTGCCTGAATAGCGGCCATAATCTGCTTGCCTTGCGGGTTTTGGCCTACCATTTGCGCAATCATGGGGTCAGCCATAAACGCTTTGTGGGCGTCAATATGCGCCTGGTGATCCTGATATATGAACGCTTTGACGGGTTTTCCGGTCAAAAACGCCATGTTTTCACTAATTGGATCCGCAGGTTTAGTATCTTCTGTGGTTGGTATGAGTTTATCCGCGTTTTTTACGCCCAAAACATCAATCATTTGGCGGTGTAACTGCGGTAAATCGTAGATTTGTGGTGCTTGAGACGACATTTGTAGCACTGTTTGGTACTGCACGACACGCTGTGCCATGGTCGTATTGTTAGGATCACTGACCGGCAACACCTCAATCATCTCGTAGTCACCACGTTTTGCCGACACTTCACCACGATGTGGTAAATACTCGTACTCAACCGGGGCGTTCTCTGCCATTAACTCTTTGAGTAACTTAAACTCTTGTTTCATCGAGTAGTGAACACGCGCCTGTACTGCGGCCATTGGCTTTAACGTACGCTCAAGTATCGCAAGTGTTGTGCCAACCGGAGCATTAGCGGACATGTCGGAGATGTCCATGTCACTAATAGCGCCTAACCGACGACCTTCAGTAGTAATCTGGTTAAGTAACGCTAGCAGTGTCTGGCTAGGTTCTTTGTAGGGTAGGGGCATGATGTTGTCACGAATTGCTCCTGAGGGTACATCAACGTCTTTCCACTCCCCAGGTTCAATCGGCGTATCGTCGCCTTTTATCCGTAGACCACGCGCCTTTAGACCACCAGGTAAGTTAGACAATGTACCTGCGTCAACAAGTTGACGGATTAGCGATGTACCTGCGCGTGCGTACCCACCGATGATATGTATTAGACCTAGACCATAAAACCCGAACCCAGGCACGTAGTTGTAATGCACGAAGTGTTGACGCTTCATGTACAACTCATCTTCTTCATCCCAGTTACGACGTATGGATAATACTTCGCCCGTACCACGCTCAATAGTGACCACGTAGGGTTTGGCTATCTCATCTTTATCCTTGTCCAGCTCTTCAATAAACAAGTCGGCGTGTATTTCATACAATGTAAACCGGTCGTCATCACTGACCGAGTACCCACCTTCTTCAGCCTTACGCTCTTCTATATCAGTATGAAACGATTTCGGCTCACCCAGCGGTGTATCAAGATAGAACCCCATGGCTTGTAGTTTTCTAAGCTCGTTCTTAGTCTTACGCATGACGTGGGTAACACGCTCGGCAGTCTCGATAGTTGACGCACCGTAGGGCACGATAACTTCTTCTGCGGGTATGTAGTGGGCGCATACTCTGCCCATGTTTGGCTCGTAGTACACTTTCTTAAACGCTGACCCAGACAACCCTAGTGAGTACAACATGCGCTCATGCTCAGGCCGGTACTCCACCATGTTCTCAGTCAACTCATAGTTCATGTCTGCGCGTACACGCTCCGCGGCTTCTTCTGTGTCTTTATCTTCTTTACCAAGTATCTTAGTCTTAACAGGCCCAGACGCGGGAAACGTTTCAGCCATGGCCTCTGCTTGAAACCGTATAGCAGATTCGGCGAGCACTGTTGAGTACACACCACATGCGCCTTCCCATGGTTCGGTACGCTCTTCATACTTAAAGCCTAGAACATCAAGACCATCAACGTAGGTATCTGCCCACTCTTTGCGGCTCTGCACGTCAGAATCTACCAGATCCATAATCGTAAACGATATTTTGGCTAGCTCATCTTCTTCTAACTTCTCAGCTAAGTTGTCTTCAAACTTAGACTCAATATCGTCCTTACCACCGACCAGTGTAATTTCTACACTGCCATCGCTTAATGTAACCTCTTCTGGATCAACAATCTCAATCTCTAACATTTCCTCGTCGGGTAATATCTCATCCATCAACCCTTCGGGCGCTTGTAATATGCTTTTATCTATGGCCATTTTGTTTACCTTCTTAACTTGCCTTTACGGACTAGCTTGTCACCCTGCGCTTTAGGAATAGACCCACTGCCGTAATTGACTAAATAATGTTTACCGTCGCCAGAAGTGCCCACTATACGTTTGTTTCCTGACCCCGACCCTTTGATGTTTCCACCTGTGTTATATCTTCTCATTAATAAAACCTATCGCCCCTACGCGACTTAAAATATGAAACTTCGTCTGGCTCATCGGTTGGTAGTCGTATGAACCCGCCTTGTCTAAAACGCATCAGAGCCATTACCGTTGAGTCAACCAAATCATCGTGACTCATAAATGGAAACCCTGCGATTTCTTCTATCACTTCTTCCGCCCAGCGTGTTGAAGGTACCCAACACAGCCCAGAGGACACAATATCTGTTACAGAATTCAAACGCGCTAGTTTGTCGCCTGATCCACGGTGTGGAGTGTACTCTGATACAGGTAAGCCCATTCTACGCATTTCCTGGTAGATAGCCACACCTGCGCTTTTCTTCTCTACGATAAACGCATCAGGATCCCAGGTGCTGTATTCTTCCATACACAGTGTTTTTAACTCTGGAAACTCCAAACGCTTCTTTATGGAGTTTAGGAGTATGATGTTGTACGCATCCCGCTCTTCGTTAAAGAACACACCCCATGTAGTTAACGCTGTATAGTCAGCGCGGTTATGTGTTTCTGCCGCCGCATCCAATGACATGATAATATACTCGCAAGCGGGCGGTCTGTCGTTACCCCATAACTGCCACCACTCACGTTTTACTATCGACGCTTCTTCTGCGGTGGGTTGTTGCTGGTACTGTGCGTTCCACTGAAACACCGGCATTGACGCTTTGGTACGTAACAACGCTTCTAAGTCAAAAAACTCAGGCCAGAGTGGTTTTTGCACCTCTTCACCTGTTTTCTTGTCTTGCACATCAAGTATGGCGGGGAACTCTATGACTTCGTACTGATCAGCACGGTGGTTTTGCGTCATATCACGTATTACACGCCCCGTTAAGTCGTCCATGTGCCATCTTGTTTGGATAATCGCCACTCGCCCACCTGGCATAAGTCGTGTTCGTGCTCCAAACGTGTACCATTCGTACGCTTTCTCAAAAACAGTAAAGTTTCCGTTGATAACGTCCTGCTCTGAGTGCGGATCGTCGATTAATAACAAGTCAGCACCACGTCCCGCTAGCGCTGATCCCACACCACAGGCATAATACTCGCCTCCGACGTTCGTATTCCACCGTCCGGCTGATTTGGAGTCTACCGCGAGGCTAACTGTAGGGAAGATAGCCTTATACGCGTCCATACTAATGAGATTTCGCACCTTACGGCCAAAATCCACCGCCAAATCGGTGGTGTGGGACACCATCATGACTTTTTTTCCGGGATTTCGCCCCAAAAACCATGCTGGATAAAAAATTGACACTAGCTGAGACTTACCATGACGGGGTGGTATGTTGACACAGACCCTATCACGCTCTCCAGCTTCGATTGCCATAAGTTCATTGGCCAAAATGCGGTGGTGCTTGCCGACTAAGAACTCCGGCATCATTGCTTGTGCAAAATCTATCAGGTCAGCGTACGCCGCTTCGTTACCTTTGCGGGATTCTAGCTCATCTACAATGCGGTTTATCTCGACAACCTCATCATCTGAGTAATTATCAAGATTATCCAGCATGACCTGGACTTCTGCTTCGGTAAAATCAGTCGTCGTCATAGACTACATCACCTTCTGCACCCAACTCTGCCTCAATATCTAGTATGTCCTCTTGTATAGTGTGCTCGTCGCTTTCTATGACTACCGCATCTACCATATTTTCAATAGGTTCTACTAGCTTTTCTAACTTACCGCGCAGTCTTGCACGTAAATCATCGCTAGATTGGTGTGTAATGGTGACTTCGGACTTCTCTGCGAACAGCCCTACGTCTGATATTTTGCCTAATAGCTCTAAAGCCCGCATACGCACCTTCGCGTCTTCGTTATCGGACTCAAGTAGCAGTTTATTAGTGACTAGGTGGCGTATCTGCGTAGCGCTTTCCACTACGGATTGGCCGAATTCGGTGAGTATGTTGTTGGTTAGTACCAAGGATGCGGGGGTGAGCTTGGCTACCCGCTTTACGGTGGCCTTTTTTGAGGTCTTTTCAGGGTCGTCGGCGTAAGCTACGGCTAGTTTTGCCGCAATATCTCGATCTTCTTTGTTTGGCTCTAGGTCTAGCCCATGTTCAGCTAATTCTAACGCGGTGTTCGCCGCCGCCTCTACCTGGGTAGCTAGATCGCCCGGCAGTTTTTCGTCTGAGAAGGGCACGCCATGTTCGGGAGTTATTAATACAGTCATAATTTTTGCAGGTTATCAGCCAGTTACGCGAAATATAGCACAAAAAAAAATTTTGTCTAGGTACTTAAATCACATAGGGGGGTACTTTGTCAATAGACCGTTGCTAGCAGAGGTCTTACAAAATTCAAAAAAGTCCTACAAAATTCAAAAAAATCAAATTTATTCGCTTATTTTAATAATACATATGCAGTACGTGACAAGAATAAAAAACGGGGCATGGGGGGCGGGTATGGTTTGCCTCTTGGGGTTTGGTAAGTCCCGATTGGCTGGCTGTTTCACGTGGAACACCTCGCTACCAACATTAACAAATGTTAATTGACAAACTATCAACGATTGACTATAGTTATCTCAAGTGATCGGGGCTGTCCTGATTACATGAACCGAGAAGGTGAACATTATGAACGAACTTGACACTAAATTGATCGAAGCTCTCCGCGA